TTGGATATGCTAGAAAATAAACTTGAAGATCAGTGGACTACAAGAGATATGGAAAATTGGGGGCTTAGACTTAAAATGGAAAACCCTGATATTGTAATACCTGATCTTGATTTTTAATCTATTATATGACCACTCTTTAGTAATCTTATTAATCTTTGTATATAAATTCTTTTAAAGTTATTAAAAACATTAGACATATTTTCAAGTTTTGTTAATCCAGCCACACTAACCTCGTCTGAGTTTAAGAATGATTCAAGTTCTAAATATACCCAATTAATATCAGACACTTCAGAACTGTTAAGTTTACTTTTTATTTCGTTAATTTCTTCTGGTGTTTTCATTTTAGTATTTTAACCTCATGACCCTCTTTTTTGTAGTATCTTTGTCTAGATTTGGAATGATCTAGTAGATACTTCTCTTTGTCTAAGAAATCATATACGAAAACTCTACTTTTTGTTTCGTGTTTTCTAAGAGCCCTACCCAATGCCTGTAGGGTCGCAATTTCTGATTTCATCCCTCTCGCGTTAATAAAGTGGGTAATTTCTTCGATATTAATTCCCGTTTGGAGTATTTTCGTTCCAATAAGGATCCTAGACCCTGAAGAGTCTCTGAATCTAGAAATACTTTCATACCGTTCTCCAAGTGAGTTTTTACCTTCAAGAAATTCGCACCCGTCTCCAAGAAGTTTTTCCAAGGTTCTTCCGTGCTCAAGTGATTTGGTAAGTATAAGTATGCGAGCTGATTCTTTTTTAGATCTGATGTCATTTACAATATCCTTAATTATATTATTTCTACTTTCATTTTTTACTATAAACTGATCGTACACATCTAAATAGCTCATATCATCATCAATACCGCTACAGGTGTAAGGTCTATCAATTAGTTGAATTATTGGTTTTGTTAAATTACCAGACTCAACCAAACTTGCAGTATCTATAACTTGAATTACTTCTCCTAAAGCACCTTCTAAATTATATCTAGGTATTGGATCTGACGGTGGAGTTGCTGTAAACCCAAGTCTGTAAGTTGCGTTCGGAAAAGAGTTTATGGCTGCTAGGGTGGTTTTTCCGTTTGCAAATTCATGACACTCATCAATCATCAATACTTCTGAGTCTTGAAGATGCGTATCTAAGATTTTTTCGATGCTTTGGATAGTACAAAGCATAATATCGCCGTAAATATAACCCTCACCGAAACAAAGACCAACATTATCAAAACCACAAGCTTTAGTAAAAAATTCATAAGTCTGTGTCAACAGTTGTTTTGCGTTGAAAAGAATTATCATCTTTCTACCCTTCAATGCTTTTACTAATCCAGCCATTATTAAGGTTTTACCAGACCCTGTTGGTGATTTTATTATACCTCTTGTTTTTTCTAAACCTAATTCTATTAATTTTTTTTGATAATCGTAATAAGTAAATCCTGAAATATTATAATCTGTTTCAGAGTTTAGTAGGGTTTTGTTGTTTTGTATTAATTCAGGTTCACATTCAATTTTCTTTAAATCTGCTAGAAGCCTAGATAATAAACCCGTTGCAAACGTACCGTTTTTAGTTATAAAATGCTGTTTGCCATCCCAATGCCTGTTTTTATAGGCTGTTGAGTATTCTGAGCCTGGGATTTTGAAAGAGTACAATTGATACAAAGCTTCCAAAATTTTTGGATTATCGGTTTCTATTTTTGATTTTATTGTATCAATGTAAATCTTCATCATACTATAATAGTAAAAAACCATACTTAATGGAGTTTATATGGAAAAACAAAATACAGATAATGAGAGAAATGTAAGCTTGTCAGAAGATGAAATTATTGAACAGCTTCTAAAAGGAGTTCCAAAATCTGATTTTATTCCTTTAGAATTACCTTCTAAGAATAGATTCTATAAATTAAAGAATCCAGCAAAGCCAATCTCTATCCGTCCTATGACGTTTGAAGATGAAAAAGCTATGGTATCTAAGAAGAATGTTAATGTAGATATTCTAAATCTACTTTTAAGCCGTTGTGTAGATAATATTGATGTGAGTCAACTTCTACAGATGGACAAGCTTTATATGATAATGAAGCTTAGATCAATCTCTTACGGTGACGAGTATCAAGCTACTATAAATTGTAGTTCCTGTAGAAAAGATAACAACATCGTATTTAATCTCGATAATCTTCCAGTAAATTATGTAGATGATGATTTAAGTGATCCAGTAATAGTTAAGCTTCCTGTATTAGGTAAAGAAATATCTTTAACATTGCCTAGGATTTCAGATGAGCAATACTTCAATTCTGCGGAATCTACAATCTCTAATCTTTGGAGGTTTGTTGAAAGTATTGATGGGCACACTTCTAAAAGCTTAATATCTAAGATAATTCCACAATTACCTTTAAAAGACTCTAAAGCTATCCTAAGTAGCTTGTCAACCGCAGAATACGGAATACAAACCAAAGTTAGGTTTATTTGTGATTTTTGCGGACATAATGAATTAATGGAGTTGCCAATCACTGGAGATTTTTTTACAGGGAACTAACTGAGTCTTTTAGCTTTAAAGACTTACTGTATGAAGCCTATATATTAATAAAACACGTTAACTTTAGTTATACTGATGTAAAAAGTATGACTAGAGAAGAAAGATCACAATTTATGAAATTCTTAAACAAAGAATTAGAGGAGCAAGAACGTGCAAATAAACAATACAGTAGTCGTAGACAGAGGTAATAGACCTAATGTTAGTCAAAAAATAGGTCTCAGAGTTTTTTTTGTTAATGATGGAGCTTATGTTGATCCTTATGAAATAAGCTCTGTACAGCTTTTTAAAAAAAGCTCTACACTAACACCAAATACAGTTCTTGACTCAGAAAATTTAGTTAGCGCAGTTCCTTTAATGGAATTCGCAGCTTCTGGAGCTACCAGACCCCAGGGAGCAGTAAATTCAAGTAGTTTTGATTCTAGTAACTATATTCCTTCTGTAACAGCCAGCGGAATTTACAGAATATCTCAAGGAGAATATGTCGTTGTACTAGATCAAACTTTAAATTTATCAGGGTGGAACGAGACTAACGGATCAGCCCTAGCAGCATCTAGTTTATCTTCTGTCGATGATTATGTTGATCTTTGGACAGTAAAACTTGATCAGGCGTCGAAGTACCAAGTAATAACTAATCAATTTAGTTTGTTTGAAGATACTTTTTTCGCTTTTACTGAGCCTCTATTACTTACCACTAATAATAAATTATTAAATAAGAAGGTAAGATTGGGAGAAAAGATAGATCTTAAAATAACTACTGATATAACTTTACAAAACAGAAATATCCCTGATAGCGTTCAAAATATATTTAAACAGTCTGTAATTACTAGTGGATTAGTGGAAATCCGAAAAGTAAATCAAGATATAAATTTTGATGGGCCTTTTACAGTATCCTCTTTCTCGGATAGCTCGGGATCCGTTCAAATAACTGAGGATAATACTATGTTATTATCTTGGGATACAGACCAAATTAAGACATTATCTGCATTCGATAACGGAACTTTTGGAAGTTTGACTGGAGTTTACAGTGTTCAGGTAAAGTATACCGTACTTAACCAGACAATAATAAGTCCGCTGTTCTATCTCACAGTGTCGTAAGGAGGTGATCTATGAGATAGTCAGAATCGTATTTTCGAGTATGATTCTTGACAAAGCTCTGTAAATCAAAGCCTTGTACATGGGCATCATTCCAATCTTTTACTTCCAAAGGTGGATGGCAGATATAAAGCTCTGCCATCCTTTTTATTCTACGCAAATAATCGAATTTGTTTACACCCTTTTTTCCTGCTGAGTCGTTATCGTATCCGATGATTATTTTGCCAGAAAATTCTGATAATTGATCAATTTGTGTTAAGGATACAGAACAGCCTAAAGTACAGGTAGCATTTACATTTTGTAGCTGTAGGGATATGGCGTCCAGAGGACCCTCACAAACCACTAAATGATCAGCGTCTTCATCATAAGGGTATAAAACTGATGAGGATTTAGGCCAACCCTCAGAGGGGTTAAGATATTTAGGGGTGGTATCTGTTAAAGTTCTAGCTTGAAAATAAAATATTTTATCGTTAGATTCAAAAGGGATTACTAAACGGCCTGAATATTTACCATCAGTAGATACATAAAATTTAGGAAAATCTTCTCTATCTATGTCAAATAGCTTACGCTCGTACAAGAATTTCCAAGCCTTCTGTATCAGCCAATCATTATTTTCATAAGATTTTATTGAAACATTAGATAAGTATAGTGAATCCTTCTCGCAAGTTAGATCCTTCTTTTTGGGTTTTTTATTAGGACTTTTACCATTCTGTAATTCATAAAAAAGTATTTCAGCTTCGGCTGCATGGTAAGACACCCCTTCTAAAATGGAATAAAGCTTTAAGAAATTTCCTTTGTTTCCTGTTTTAAAACATTGCCACAACCCAGAGTCTAAATTTATACTCATGTGCCTCTTCCAGTCATTTTCTATAAATATAGAAGGCACTATAATTTCAGAGTCATTTGAGGATAATTTACTATTAGTTTCAAATTTTCTGAGTAGGTAGTCTCTAATAAATTGAGGTGCTATCATGTTTATAAATACTATATCTGAATCAAAATCAAAGATATTTAAAGAATGTAATTTGAAGTACAAATACCGCTATGTCGATAAGCTTCCTGAAGTGGACAGCACTAATGCTGATGCTTTGCATTTTGGTTCGTATATTCATAAGATATTTGAAGACGGTTATCAAGCCAAGAGTGTTGACGAGCTGCTTGTTATAGCGGAGTCACAGAGAAAAAACTATGAATTTTCTAAAAGTTATGAGCCTAAGATAAAGGTTTGTATTGAAAACTTTTTTAGATTTAACGCCAAGCTATCTGAAACCGTTGCGACTGAAATGATTTATGAAGTCGTTTATGATGAGGAGAAGAGTATTAGTTTTAATGGTGTTATTGATAGGGTAATTAAAGGTAAAGATGGAGGTTTTTTGATTATTGATTATAAGACATCAAAAAAGGAGCTTTCCAAAATTGACCTATATCAAGACCCACAAATGCAGGGATATGCCTATGCAATACACAAAAAATTTAATGTGCCTCTGTCTCAAATTATCGTAGCACATTATTACCCTATAACGGATAATTTCGTTGTCTGCTCCTCAAGCTATTCGGCTGGGCAGATTAAGAAATACATCAAAGATAAAGTAGATCAGGTTTGGAAGATTAGAAAACTAAAGAAGGACGAATTCCTTCCTTCAAGAAATAGTTTCTGTAATTGGTGTGCTTACAAAAGCATTTGCCCAGAGTTCAACACTACACAAATATGTGAAGAACGAATCAGCAAATTAAAGCAATCCAAAAATTCCGAGGATAAGACAACCGGACATAAAAAGAAGTCCTAATCCTATAGACAAGAAATACAAAGCAGTAAATAAGGTTCCTAAACACCCAAAGGAATCGTTTATTTCTCTATAGACTAAATATTCAAAAATATCGTTCTTATCTTCCATTAGTACTATTGCTCAATTATTAAGGGATAGTATATACTTATATCAATTGAACTAAAAAAGTTGTTTACTTGCTCAGAAGAGTATTTACATTTCTTAGTTAGAAAATTAAACAATACACTCTTTTTTAGTTGTTTTTGTTTAGTTATTGATTCTAATAACTTTATCTGAAAATGTTTTATAAACTTTTCAGAATACTTATATCTCCACTTCTCTACAAAATCTTTATGTAAAGTATGGTTTATTAAATCCATAAAATCTACTAAGTCAGTATCTAAATTCATAATTCTTATAGATAATAGTTCTCATGCCACAAATTTCAAAAAAAACTGCTGAATTTTTGAGTAACATAGGGGAAGATGACCAGATAAAAGTATTGCAAGGTATTCCTGCTAGTGCTGATAGGATTACCCCAGGAGATATTCTTGTTTTTAGGTATCATTTAGGGACAGGGGAGGGGAGCAGGTCCCAGAGGGTTGTGCTAATTATTAAAACCAGAAGAGGCGATGGTGTATTTCCAGGAAAAACAAGCAAATTAGTTTCCTGTTTTAAACTTGATGGAGATTCTGAGGTAGTAATCGAAACTATCCTCGAAAACCTATATAAAAAGAGAAGAAGGTCTTCTTACTACGGAAAAATAAAGGAAAGTTTGATCAAGCTCCTAGGCATTGACAGCTTCAGAACTTATAAGCTCGATCAGATGAAAGAAATTTATAAAGTATCTTTGAGGTAACTAAATGGCTAGAAAAGTAGATAGAGAAATATTAGAAAGCTTAAAACAGCTTAATGCTAATATGGTTACCTTATCTCAAATTAACCAGTCTTTGGGAGATAAAGTAGAAGATCTTAATGATGAACAAGAAGATACTACTAAAAATACTGGAAGTTCTTCAAAATCGTTACTAAAAGTTACAAAAGATATTCCCATTGTAGGGAAGGTTATGAAAACTGCTACAGCAGAAATAACCAAAACTTTCAAAGCAGGTTTAGATTTTCAAAAAAGTAGTCTGGGTAGAGGATTAACTTTACAGAAGGCTATGCAAAGACAGTCAACTACTACAGAGTATTTGACGAGTAATTTTACTGGATACACTAATGCATTAAATGTTGGTTTCGATTTATTTGAAGCTGGTATAAAAAATAATAACGAAGAAACTGCTAGACTTGCATTAGCCACCCAATTAACTGGCGGAAATTCAAAGAAATTATTAAAAGAGTTCCAACAGTTAAATAGGGGAACAGGTTTAACAAATGAACAACAAACTCAATTAACTTCTTCAATGCTTTCTCTGAGTCAGCAATTCGGCATGACTACAGAAGAGTTAATGGGTTCCATTGCGTCTTTAGAAAAATCA